CTGGGTCACTGTTGATAAAAGGTCTTTCATCGTATCAACTTCTGTTGACAAAGACTGTACTTTTTGATATAAAGCTCTTTCTTGTTTATATTTATTAAGTGCAGCGACATCTGTATTTAAAACAGCTGCTGTTTTTGTATCCCGGCGACGATTAATCATGTTATAGCAATGCCTCTATAATCTTTTACTGTAGGAGCATTATTAATGCTATCGGCTAATAGTTCTATTTTAAGAGCAAACGTTCTATATCCAGTAAATGTACCAGCTGCACTTGTATATACAAGCATATCGTTTTCAAGATTTGCAGCTGCTATGCCGTATTCAAATTCTCTATAATCTTGAATATTAGATGTTGAGCAAAATTGACCAGAACCCTTAGTTAATTCTAGTTCTATCCAATCTATTGTTTCGAAAGAAGTAGAGTCTGCTGCGTGTAAAGGACGTATATAAACTTTAATGTCAGTATCTTTAGGCTTATAAGCAGTCAATATAACTCGCATATCTTCTGCATCTAAGTCTTCTGCTAAATCAATTCTTTTAGTAATAAATTTAGAAGTAGTTTCTGAATCATTTGTTACGTTATATTGGTATGCAATAAGGCTTGCAGTATTAATATCAACCATAGGTGATGATGTAGAATTGCCTCCATTACCCATATCAACTTTAAGTGTGAATGGTCTTAAGTCGTCAGTATCATTAGATCTACTATACATAACTACTCCTTCGTTTAAGAAGTAATTTTCTTGTGCAAGTTTCATATTTAAATTATAATTTGAGTTAACATTAGATGGATTTGTAAAGTTACCGGACAAAGAAGTAGTAGTCACAGCGTCATTAATTGCTGTAATAAGAGGATGAACATAACTTAAGTTAATGTTATCTACTGTTACAATATCAGCTGTGTAATTACTATCTAGTCCTGTAATTGTGCTACCAGCAGTAAATACTTTTGAGCCTGTTGCAGAACTGTCTTTTAAATGTAATGTTTCAGGTTTCTTAGCGTTTTGGAAAGAAACTTTACCAACTGCTACAGGATTGCCCGTTCCACCTGATGTAGAAAAATAAGAAGCGTGATCTAAAATAATGCTAGTATCATTAACAACTTGTACGATTTGGAAAATATCTTCACTACTTGAAGGTGCTACTACGTGAATATAATCACCTTCAGAGTATGTGGCATTAAGTCCCGTTCCTGTAAGCGTAGTTGAGCCGAGAGGTAATGAAACTGCTGCACCAGTACTTGGATCTCTTGTTAAAGTTTGGTACACATATTCATTAGGGGTAAATGTATTGCTACCAAAGTTTTCAATCGTTAGGAATTCATGACCTTCTGATTTAAATGTTACTGACCCAACTGCTGAATTATAATCGTGACGATAGATATTAAATTTTAAGTCTTCATCTTGATACGATTTCCAGGCTTTATTGTTTGTCGAAGTAAACAACACTCCATCGCCCCAGTCTTGAACAACCGCTTTGCCTTGAGTTGATCCCGGCGTTAAATCATTTCCACCTACCTTAGATGTAAAGGCTAAATAGTTTGGATCGTTTGCATCAGGCTTTAATACAATAGCATATTCTGTATCAGTGTTAAGTTTAACAGGACTTTTAAAATTAAAAGTAGTTACTACAGAAGAGTCATCAGAAACACTTACTTCTGAATAGTGTTTATGTGTACTACTAAATGGTAAAATTTCCGCAGAAGGATAACCGTTAATAACTTCTCTTAATTGGAGTGTAACCCCGTTTACAGTACTTTTGCGTTTAAAATAAACATCTACTTTTGAAGCAAAAACGGTAGTTGATCCTTTACCTTCACCTTCTTTAATAAAGAAAGTTTGTGCTAATGGGTCGGTATTTGTAAATTGTGCTCGCCAATCAGCATCGTTATCATTACTATTATCTTGAGGCCTAGCTGCACCACGCACGTTTCTCGTAGTAGTTGTTGACGTTACATCTAACTGAGGAATACGCGTTGATGTATGTAATGACCGAGAGCCAATATCAATGTTATATGCTTGATACGCCATTTCTGCAAAAGATGTTGATGCCGATGCTACATTTGTAAGATCGTCTACGTCTGTTATAATGACTTGTCTTTCGCCTACAAAGAATGTATTTTGTGGAATTCTAAAGATAGCCTTGACAACACCTTCAGCATTACTATTGATAGCCGATCCAAAGTTTCCGTATGGGAAACAGGCAGTGGCACCATCCGTTACATTTGCCGTAGAAGCTTCTCTTACATTTGCATCAATTGACACGCCGTCAAAGTAAAAATAATGGCGAGTGTTTGGTCTTAGCCCTGAAACATAAATGTTTACATCTCTTGATCTTATGAACGGGTTAAACGCTACGTTAGAAACAAAATCACCGGCGTTTTCTTGCTGTGTAGTAGAACTTGTTGAAAATTCTGTTACAATACTTTGCTCAACAAAGCCTGGCAAAAATTGATTTGCATTTCCAACCTGTACTGCTCCAATATTATTAGTTTGGACCTGTGTTTGAGGCAAGAAAGCTTGTATATCATCAATGAATGCATCAATTGGTGCAGTTAAATCTGCAACAACAGGAACTGGATCAACTGAAATATCATGCACAAAATCATGATCAGGAAACAATTCACCTACACCTTTATATGAATAAAAGTTAGACGTTAGTGTTCTATAACTAGTAGCATAAGGCTGGTTAATTAATGAAACGTGTGCATTTCTACTTAGTGTTGCTATTTCTGGATTATCCGTAGTTGGGAAAATAGTAGCCCCAGTAGAAGAAGAAAGAGTCAAGTCTAAAGGAAAAGTAGTAAGTGATGGAGTCATAACCTGCTTATCACCAGGAACAGCCGCATTAAATTCTGGATTTTCCAAATCAGCTAATCTTAAGTCTACGAGTGGATCAACTATATAACCATTTTTAAATCTTGATAAACCACTAGCGTCTAAAATCTGTAAACTTTCTACAGACTGTTCTAATTGGTTTAAACTAACATAATATTCTAGGCGCTTAACTTTATCATCTACGGCAGCAATATCTGCCATGGTGTAACGTTTAATGCCACTTGTTTTTGTTCTAACAGCATAGTTATATTTTTTCTGCAACCCGGCTTCTCGAGAAGATAAGGCTGGGAAACCTGGAACTTGAACCTCGGCAACAATAAATTGATCTGGGCCTATCATAGGTGGCTTAGGATTTTGATCTTCGCTACCTTGTACATATGAAAATTGTCCATAAGAGTCTACGATAATCAAGTCAATTCTTCCGTTATAAGAAGTAATATCTGTTGTGATACTATCACCAACGGCTGGAGTTAAAACAGTTCCGTGGCCATCTGCATTAAAACCTAGCGTGTAACCATCTGCGGCTGTACTAATAGTTGGTGCAGTTGCGCCATTAGAAGAATTGTAATCGGCAAGCGGATCTTTATCTGCGTAAGGTCTAAAGTCAAAACATTCTCTAAGATTAAACTTTTTACCGTTGTTAGCTTCATAAACAGATAATTGATTTGAACGAATTTGACCAGTCGGCAGCACTTCAGAAGCATCATCAATTGGATAACTATTAATTGTAAAGAAATAACTTCCAACACTTGAATTAATTCTAAATACTTTAAGTCTAATCGTAAGTGTACCAGTTGGTTGTGGTCTTCCAGGAATGTACTCCATATAAGATATGTCGTAATGAGTATCTTTTTGGTTTGGTCTTAGTCTAAAGCTATTTAAGTAGCTCGTTCCAGCACTGTCTACGATGCTCATAATTTCGAAAACATCTGGGAAACCTAAACTATATTTTGAAGTCGTAGGTGAATATGAAACTTTAATAAATGGCCGAGATACTGTTTTACTATAAGGCTGAGTAAGTAATATTCTTTCGTTGTGATATAACGTTCCTGTACCGGAGTTACCTTGCGGCACACCGGGGGTCAAAGTTACGTTTAACTCAGAGTTATTACTGGCTGTTTCTATAGTACCAATCCTAATCTCTTGAAAATCATCTCTTACAAAAATTGCATCATTAAGAGTATTTTTGCAATTAAAATCTCTTCCTGATCCACCAGGCTGCGTAATAGTAAAAGCATTTGCTGAATAAGTTATGCCAGTTAATCGAGTTCTTACTGTAATACTTGTGTCATTAGTATTGCTTACGCTAAACACGCCGGTGTTAAAAATAAGAGCACCGTTGTTTGTTTCTTTTATTCTTTGATCGTTAAAAAATCCAATTGCACCCCAAGCCGTGCCGGAGTCTGCAGTAATTTGCCGAGCATCACTAAAGCGTTTAGTTGCATCAGTAATATTAATACCAAACACATACAGTTCATTCTTAGTTAAGTTTTTTACAAAAGCTGTACCAATTTGTACACCTCCGACGTCTTTAAGAGCCACGGGAGTATGATCTAAAGGAACATCTCCGACAGCACTGTCAAAATCTAAATAATGACCATAATTCATTCCGACAGATTCGTTTTCAAATTCTTCTGTTGTAGTTACATTAGGAATATTGAAATCTAATTCACCGTGATTTTGAATTCGATATCCTTTAACATAAGCAAGACCTGGTCCTACTATAGCTTGGAGCTGGTTATTAGCATTTCTTTCAGTTTTTACTTTAAACTTATCAATGATATAGTCACCAGACTCTTCGTGTGTTCTGCGTGCTAATTCTTTTCCAAGAACATTGTATTGAGATACATCTCTAAGAGTAACAACATTTCCATTTTTATAACGTACGAGTGTAAAGAAATTAGTGTCAGCGTCAGCCACTGTTGTTTCTTTAGTAGACAATGTAGGAATTAATTTTAATCTGTCCGCACCTGGCGCGTTAAAATTGTTATTACCTTGTGCATTATCGTATAACTGGCTATCCTGAAGTGGAGTAACTAAGCTTTCAGTAACTTCATAACCTAGAGATTTAAGGTCTGGCGTACCTGAATATTTTTCTACAATAACATTTTGTTCTGCTGTAAATAAGAAGTGTCCTTTTTGGAAGATAATTCCAGGCGTAGCTTGTACACCATATGAGTCTCCAGTGTGGTTGGCTTGTTCTGAAACTGCAACCTGTAACACTGTGGTAGTGGAATAGTTATTATCGCCATCAAACTTATTTAAAGTAATTGTTAACAATTCACCATCAATTAATTTACCAAAGTTTGAATTAACATCGTTGTTTGTATATTGGAAAAAGAAAGTTTGAAGGTTTGGTGGGCGGGTCGCATAACCTTGAGCTGCCTGAATAATTTGGCCAGTTAGTCCACTATCTCCACCTTCAAATGTATAAACATATTGAACCTCTTTCACTACTCCGCTGATTTCTTCATCGACAAATTTACTAATAAATGCAGAAGGATTAAATGCTAAACCACTAGAGTCCGTATCTTTAAGTTTTACATACTGCAAACCAGCAATTTTTGTAAAGTTACAACCTTTTACAATCGAGCCTTCTTGGAAAATATTATCACCAAACGTTTCAATTTGATTTTGAAGAATTGTTTGTATCTGTGTAAGCTCTCTTGCCTGAAGAGCATATCCGGGCTTGAAAAGAATCTTATAAAACTGATCCTCTGTATCATAATCATCAAAATATGGGGCAATATTTAGATCTGTATTAATAGGCATTTATCTTATCTTTCCCTTAAAATTCCAAAACCAGTTTAAATTCTTCTCGTGATTTGTCTGTTCTATCTAATGGAGTAATATCTTCCATAAAATAAATTAAACCTGAACGTTGAACTAGTGGTGATCTTGTTATATTATCTTCTACTGGAGTATTTATTGTAATTGGAGATCCGGATGATGCTAATAGATTAAAGTTTGGATCAAAAGATGAACTATTATTAGCAGTGTTTGTGTATGGACCTAAGTATTCTGAAATGTATACGGTATTTGCGGTGGTGTCAACTTCATGAACTTTACCTCTAAATATTACTTCATTAGCTGCGTCTACCTGACTTATGGTGTCATTTTGAAATGTGTTTTGGTAATCGTCTGTTACAACTGCAATTCTGTTATCAAACACATCAGGTCCGCCGGTGTTGGCGGTGTACAATGCGGTGTTTGCCCACTGTGGGTTTTTAATAAGGCCAACGAAACTAAATGTTCCAGTTGGTCCAATTGAAAGGCTATCTGTTTCAGTAATATAAGCATACATTAATAATCGCCGTGCTTCAAGCTCTAAGAGTGGATCTGCATTATGCCCACCTTTTGGCGATAAGATAGGTCTGATGCTCGCTCTTACGTCAACTGTGTTTGCGTCTTCTGGATCAAAGTCAAAATTAGGATCTACGACAGATGCTGTTACTGAGTTATAGCCTGAGCCTTTATTTATAACCTGAATATCTGTTACTGATCCGTTGTTAACGACCGATAAAGCTTCTGCTCCTGTTCCGTCGCCTTCAATTTTAACTTTAGGAGTTACTTTCCATCTTTGGTTTGGTGCAATGCCATCCTGAGTAAGCTGATTTAAATCTACCTCTAAATCAAATTGTCCAGTGTTAGTAGCTTCGTCATAAGTATAAGATGCTACTTCATAAATTATTGTATTTGAACTCGAGCCTCCAAGCTCAATAGAAAACGTAAATCCAGTGTAGTAATTTGTAATCTCATTTAAAGGACTGTTTGTATATGGATCAGCTGTAATTACGCCAGAATAATCTACAGAATCAATTTCACCTGATGCAGAAGTATAGCCAAAGTTTTCTTCAGTATTTTCTACTTTTATAGTAGTAACTTCTGATCCTATTGTCGTTGGAACAGTAGCATAACCTGTGTTTGCTATATTGTATGGATCTTTATTATAATCACCAATAACGGGAATAAAACCACTAGCGTTATATGCTTCAAATTCAGCCGCTGTCATTCTATACATATATCGCCAAATGTAACCATCGGTAGGAATAGGATACACTCCATCTAAATTGTCATTAGACCATTCAGGGTGTGTTTTTACCGCAGCACCGCTGTTATTAGACAAACATTTAAATACTCTATAATCACCTGTGTTATTAATGTTAGGGCCAACAACACAATAAAATCTTTTATCTACTAAATTAGTTCTATCGTCGTATTCGTCAAACACAATACCCTGTTGCCAAGGGTAATATTTTACCATGAATTGTATTTCGTCTTTTTGTACTTTCTTTCCAAACAAAATGTTATTCATAAATTGTTGTTGACTAAAATGCGAGTTAACAGAAGTGATCTTAGCACCAACTTCGTTTACGTCGTTGCCAATAAACATGTAATATTCATTTTCTTGCGTATCATCGTAGAACCGTCTCATAAGATCGGCTCTATAAGTTGATGTCAAAATTTCTGCCATAGTCGTTTATTCCTAAATATTTTTAATATTTATATGGTTTTTTAGCCTCTTCTTCTAATGCGTTGTCTTGGATAGGTTGCACCAGAAGTAGGTCTTAATTTATGTGTTATTCTTGGAAAGGCTGCTCCACTTTCAGCCCTAACGTTTTGCCAATACAGTAATCTATTGTCAGAACCTTGTAAGCTCGTATCATCCATAGCATCGTCTGTGCCAGAGTCAAG